CACAAGGAGTGATTGAACAATGGACCCTGTAGCGAACACGAAGAGCGTCGTGAGCCTGTCCGCTGCCGCTGGCGTTGCCTCGGCTGGCACTCACACGGTCGCCATCGACTGCCTCGGTTTCGATGCGGTGAGCATCGACGTGGGATACCGCTCGCTTGCGAACACCTCGGCCCCGAGCGTGGTGGCTATCGCCCACTCGGACACCGATGGTTCCTATACGGCGATCAGCGGCTTGGTGCAGGGAACCGACTACACGCTGGCTGGCGTGGCCAACACGGCGACGGTCAACGTGACTCGGTTCAACCTGTCCACCAAGGACCTGCGGCGGTACGTGCGGGTTTCTGTCACGCCGTCTTCCGACGCGACCAGCAACGCGACCAACAACACGGTTGTCGTGGCGGCTCGCCTGGGCAAGGGTGAGGCTGGCGTGGACTCGGCAGCGGACGCCAACGTGGTCACGCTGGTGGTGAAGTAGTTCTGGCTGATTGACGATTCTCCAACCAAAGGAGGATGCCGTGGGCGCGGCGTCACCGGTGGCAGGGATCAACCCTGCCGTATTGGACACAGGCTCCGGGCCGGTTCGCGTCATGTGCGCGATGTCGGTTCCCAGGCTCGGCTGGCAGGACCATATGTTCTGCTGGCCCCGTGGGCTCATCCCCTACGGCATCTCGCCGGTGCGGCTCGAGGGGGCCTTCTGGGGCCAGTGCCTTGAGCGGGTGCTCACCGAGATGGTCGAGCTCGACACGGACCCCAAGGCCCCGCCGCTGTGGGTGCTCACGCTGGATTACGACACAATCTTTGAAGCTGATGCCGTGCCGCGGATGCTGACGTACGCCACGGCCAGCGATTACGACGTGGTGGCCGCCCTACAGATGAAGCGCCGCTCCGACGAGCCGCTCTTCACCATGGCGAGCGAGGACGGCCAGCGGCTCGTGGAGGCCCCGCGGGACCACTTCATCTATCACAATGTCGTGAAAGCCAACACGGCCCACTTCGGATTCACTCTGATTAGGGCAGCGGCACTGAAGCGGATGCCGCACCCGTGGTTCCTGGGCAAGCCCAACGAGGCCGGACGGTGGGAGGACGGCAGAATTGATGACGACATTCACTACTGGCAGGTGGCTCAAGAGGCTGGGGTGAAGTGCGGCGTGTGCACCCGGGTGTGCATTGGCCATGCCGAGGTGCATTTCAAGTGGCCTGACAAAAACATGAAGGGTCTCGTGCAGCACCCCGGCGAGTTTTGGGACCACGGCGGCAAGGCACCGGAGCAGGCTTGGAAATGAGCACGACCATCGAAACCGTTCAGGTGCGTATTCGCCGGCCGTTCATGGCTTACAAGGCTGGCCAGGTCATCACGGTGCCGAAGGGCCAGGCCCGCTCGCTCGTCGTGTTTGGCAAGGGCGACCTGGTCGAGGACGAGCCGCAGCTGCGGTTCGCAGTGCAGCCTGAGCCGGCCGAGCTCGAGGTGGCGGTGACCTCGCCGGTTACGCCCAAGCGTCGGGGGCGGAGGCCGAAGTCGTGAGCCTGTTCTACCGCGGCACGATTGCGAGCCGATACCGCAGCCTGGTCGTCAGCACGGCCAGCGGCACAGGTGATCGGCCCATCAGCGTGGCGGATGCCAAAGAGCATCTGCGGGTCGTGGACACGACCGAGGACGACGCCTACATCGGGGCGCTGATCGATGCGGCGACAACGTGGTGCGAGGACTACTGCGACCGCACCTTCGCCGACAAGACGTACACCGTGGCGTTCGATGACTTTTTCGGGACCCGCATTGAGCTTCCGCGCCCGCCAGTGCGATTGAACGCGACTGCCGCGAGCGCCACGGTGACTATCTCGTACGTGGACACGGGCGGTGCCACGCAGACACTCACGTGGGCGCAGTCTGGAACCCAGGAGTTCCGCCTAGACCGCGACCACGTGCCGGCTTTGATTTACCCGCTGTACCTGAGCGTGTGGCCAAGCGTGAGGCTTGACGACAAGGCGGTGCAGATCACGTACTTGGCCGGCTACGGCGGGGCGACCAACGTGCCGACGCCGGCCAAGCACGCCATCAAGATGCTCGTGGGCCACTGGTACGCCAACCGTGAAACCGTGCTGGTTGGTTCGATTTCCAAGGAGTTTGAGTTTGCGGCGTCAGCGCTGCTCGCTCCCCTGCGATGGAAGCAGTACGCATGAGCATCGAAGGCCGGATCGCTGTTGACGTGAGCTTTGCGGACTCGTCTGACGCAACGGGCGTGCAGGCAATCAAGAAGATCACATTGACCGATACGACGCCGTACACGTCGGGCAAGGTAGCGATCGTGACGGGGACGGCGGGGACGGCTGGGGCAAGTATTTCGATTCCGCCCGCATACCGCAATGCCGATGGCAGCCTGTCAACGCTAGTTGCGCCGTCTCGCGTGGCGTTTTCAGCGACGGGCGGGAATCTCGTGCGACTGTCTGACGCAAACCTTCTTTCTCTGCAATCCAAAAGCGGGGCTGTGAGCGTGAGTGACATGGAGCCTGCCGATGACAGCTTGAGCATTCAAGTCATCGGCACCGCCGGCACCGCCTCTTACACCCTGGTTCTCTACGGGACGTGAGCCATGCTGAAGGCCGGCATCATGGACCAGAAGGCGACGATTGAGACGCCCACCGAGGGCGTCAACAGCATCGGCGAGCCGACGTTCACCTACTCCACGTTTGCTACTCGGTGGATTGCCCTGCTGCCGCTGTCGGGGGCCGAGCGGGTGGCCAGCCTGCAGACCGAGGGCACCGTGACGCACCGAGTGCGACTGCGGTACACGCCGGGGCTCAAGCCCAAGATGCGGCTCGTGAGCGAGGGCCGCACGTTTGAGATCGACTCGGTCGTCGAGCGTGGCCGCCGGGAGGAGCACGAGCTCCTGGTTACGGAGAAGCTCGACTGATGGCAGTGCAGCTTGGCATGACTATCGACGGGGTGAAGGAGGTGCTGGAGGGCTTTGCGGCCCTGCCGGTCGGCCTGCAGAAAAAGTACCTCCGGGCCTCGGTGAACAAGGTCACGAAGCAACACGTTAAGACGGTCAAGTCGCTGGTGGCTCGCGGTCCTACCGGCAACCTTCGCCGGTCCGTTGGCGTGGTGACAGAGGCCAAGGTGAAAGGCCGCACACAAACTGCCGTGCTCGGGTTTCGCCGCGGCGACAAAAAAGGCACCAACGGCACGCGTTCAGGATTTCATGCGTGGTGGATCGAGAACGGCGTCAAGGTGCGACGGCCGAAGTTCCGGCAAAACCTTAAGGTGCCGATTGGCCAGGCCGCAAAGTATCCGTACTTGAAGGGCAAGGTGGCCTTGGTTGGGGGCGACGACGGCGGTGGCATTTTCTTTCGCCAGGTCAAAGGCTTCGCCGGAACCGGAAAGTTTCAAGCGTGGGCTGACTCGACGCTGCCAAGCATCAGAGACGCGCTCCAGACCGAGCTTGGGGCCGCGTTGCGCAAGGCTACCGATGAAGCCGCTAGGCGAGCCGCCAGAAAGGCGCAGGGCAAGTAGATGCCAACCGTCACCCACATTGACGAGGCCCTGGTCCAGGTGCTGGCCGCCGACGCCGACATCGCCCTGCAGGCCGGGAGCCGCATCTACCAGGTGCAGGCCCCGCAGGGCACGGCGTTCCCGTGCATCGTGTTTGCCCGCGAGACGCAGCTGAAAGACCCGTTCACGCACTCCCTCGGGCCGGGTTCGCTGATCCGGGCGACGTACACGTTTTCCTGCATCTCAACCACCCTGCTCGAGGTGCGAAACCTCGCGCGTGCCGTAAAGGCCGCCTTACAATACAAGCGGACCGACCGCATCCGGCTGGCTGTCGTGAGGAGTGACGACGACCAGCAGGAAATCGCCCCCAGCGGCGAGCAGCTGCCGGTCTATCGCACAGATCTTTCGGTCGAGGTTACATACGCAGAACCCTGAGCAAGGAGGCTCAGACTATGGCAGTAGACATCGGACAGGGCACCTTCGTTACGTTCGGCAGCATCGTCGGCAGCGCCGCGACCCACTACAAGGTCAACAGCGTTTCGCTCGGCGGCGTGAGCCGTGATGTGGTCGATGCCAGCCATCTGCTCACCACGGGCGGCAAGGTGTTTCTCGCCAGCGAGTACTACGACCCGGGCGAGCTGTCGCTGGAGATTCACCACGACCCGGCGCTTAACCCGGTCAACCTTCTTACCAACGTGGCGACCAACCAGGCCGTCAACATCTACTTTGCCAACGGCGGAACCGCCACGGCGCTGTGGAGTGCGTTTGGCTACGCATCGTCATTTGAGGCTTCGGCCCCGAAGGACGACATGATGACCGGCACGCTGACCATCAAGCTGTCGGGCAACCTCAACATCTAAGCAGCAGGAGGCGCGGACTGTGGCTTTGACACGTGAGGAGATTCTTGCCAAGCGCAACGTGCGGCCTCGGGCACCTGTCGAGGTGCCGGGCTTGGGCACGGTGCATGTGGCCAAGTTCACCGCTCGGGACCGGGACCGGTTCGAG